CAGAAATCGAATTTAACCTGTTTGCATTAATCAGCGATTACAGGATATTCACACAATGAGAATCGGAGCGAGGCGGCATAGGGTGACATTGCAGTTAAGGGGAGTTGACCAAAATTCTTATGGTGAGAGCGTCACTACATGGAATGACCAGGATACTGTGTGGGCGGCGATTATCCCTGCGAGTGCGAAGGAATATGTTGCATCAAATGAGCTTCAAGCAGTTGTGACACATAGGGTAAATATCAGATATCGAAAGGGATTAACGCCTGAAATGCGGATAAAGTATGGTGCAAGATATTTCAATATCAATTCGATCTTGAACCGTGATGAACGTAACATTGAACTTGATTTGATGTGTACTGAGGATATCTAATGAGTGGGGCCAAGCTGATAGGATTAGCGGAGGCAAAAAAGCAGTTACGGAGATTGGCCGATAAGATTGATCTGTTTACTGTCAGTGAAACCCTATTGAAGGGCGCACAAGCCTGTGAATCAGAGGTATTGAAAAGAACGCCTTTAGGTGAAACAGGGAATTTACGACGGGGCGTGCATTCCGGGATATTGAAAAATAAAAGGCGTTATGGCCCTGGGGCGTTTGTAGCCGTGGATTATAACATTGCTCCACATTGTTATCTTGTGGAATACGGTCATGGCGGTTCTAAACCGGCGGGACCTACACCTTTTTTTAGACCAGGGATAAGGGCCGGGCGAAGGAAGGCCAAGCAAAAGATCGTTCCCGGATTAAAGAAGGTTTTCAAACGGGTTTGATATATGGCTGATCTGACATTAGGCGAAGCAATTTACTATCTGCTTGCAAATGATTCCACGGTCAAGGGGCTTGTAGGAACGAAGATTTTTCCTATGAGGGCATCACAGAAAACGGCATTGCCATATATCACATATAACCAGGTCGGGGAAAGTCCGGTCCATGCAAGCGGGGCTGATGCAGGGCTTGAAAATCCGGGATTGCAGGTATCATGTTTTGCGGAGACTTTTGCAGAGGTCAATACTCTGGTTGCGGCGGTTAAATCAGTTTTAAGGGATTATTCAGGGACGGTCGGATCGGGGGATACTCTGGTGATTCAGGGAATATGGTTTGAAAATAGAGTCGATTTACAGGATGTAGATCCGGAAACGAAAACAACCAGTTATCACACGGCCTTGGATTTTGAAGTCTGGCACGAATAGGGGGAAATTATGGCTGAACGGATTTTAAAGGATTGCAAGATTTATTGGGATGGATACAATCTATCAGCGGATCATAATGTTTTGCAATTGACATACGGGGCTGAGATTCAGGATAAGACGGTTTTTGGAAATGCAACCAGAACAAAACTGGCAGGACTGAAAACCGTGGAAATGGCAAATTCCGGCTTTTGGGATTCCGATGGAACCGATGAGCCTGATGACGTTTTCTTTCCCGACATCGGGACGGAAGATCAGATTATTACGATGTGCCCTATTGCGGGGGCTGAGGCAGAGAGGGCTTTTTTCTTCAAGAGCGATATTTCAACCTATGAGCCGGGCGGGGCCATTGGCGATATGTTTGTTTTCAATATTGCGGCGGTTGGTTCAGGGGAGCTTGTCCGGGGGACCATGATGAAAACCGGGGCCGTCACATCAAGCGGAAGCGGAACGGCTATCCAGGAAGGGGCGGTAAGCGCGACACAATATCTTTATGCGGCTATCCATGCCATTGCGGTGTCAGGCACGGACCCGACACTTGACGTAAAAATCCAGAGTGATGATGATTCAGGTTTTGCGAGCGCGACTGACCGGATCACGTTTACTCAACTCACAGCAATAGGCGCTCAATTTGCGACTCGTGTTGCCGGGGCCATAACAGATGATTGGTGGCGGGTTAACTGGACCATTGGGGGAACGGATACACCGACCTTTAATATTATCGTTGTGATAGGCATACAATAAGATGCCCATAGTAGGACATGGCTGTCAAGAGAACGTCTAACCTCGTGGCGATGGTAGGCTTGTATCATAAAAACATTAACTGAACAGGGGGAGGATTTATCATGGGAGAGATAGTTTTAAAATCACCGGATGCGGTCATTGATAGTGTGGACCTGTCAGACCATATTAGGAGTATCACAATAACGTATGGGGCTGAGATTCAGGATAAGACGGCAAGCGGGGACGAAACCCGGACAAAGCTGGCAGGGCTGATAGACTGGTCAGTGGCCATTGAGTTTAACCAGGACTATGCAGCCGATAAGGTTGACGCTACCCTGTTTTCATTGGTGGGAGCGGCGGCATTTTCGGTCGTGTTCAAGCCTGGATCGGGGGCGGTTGGTGTTACGAATCCGAGCTTTTCGGGGAATGCCCTGCTCGAGAGCTATATTCCCATTGGTGGGACTGTAGGGGAGACGCATGTTTCTCCTGTTACTCTGCAAGGGGATGATACTCTAACCAGGGCAACCTCATAAAAAGGAGAGTTTTATGGAAATTAGAGAGCGAATCCGTCAAGCGGATGATTTGCAAAAAGAAAAATGCGTAGTCTCTGAATGGGATAACGTGGAGATTGAGATCAGGGGCATGTCAGGGAAGCAACGCTCTGACCTTATCGCAGTTGCGATTGATGAGGACGGCAATGTGCGGATGGATAGAGTTTATCCTGACCTGCTATTAGCCACAGTCTTTGATTTTAAAGGAGAGAAAGTTTTCAAACCGGAAGATAGGGAATGGCTGACCGACAAGGCGGGGAAGGTACTTGAACGACTGGCCTTGATTGCCTGCAAGTTAAGCGGGATCAGCGGTGAAGCCGAAAAAGAGATTGCAAAAAACTCAGGGGCGGACATCCCGAAAGAAGACTCTACCTCCGATTAGCTGAAATGTTTGGATGTCCGCAGTCCCAATTACTACAGATTATGAGTAGTTATGACATTTCGGAGTGGATACAGGAGTTTAAAATCCGGTCCGAGGAAGATCAAAAAGAAGGTGCGGTGAACCGGGCACGGGAACTCTTGAACAAGATGAAGGGGAAAAGACGTGGCTGAACTGGCAAACCTATTTGTCAAGCTTGACGTGAAATCGAAGGGTTTCAGGACCGGCATAACCAAAGCAAGCAAGGCAATGAATAAGTTGAAATCCGCTGTCTTTGGGGTCAAAGGTGCGGTTGTGGCCCTGGCCGGGGCTTATGGCATGATGAAGGTTGCGAGTTCATTCCTGGATGCGGCAAAGGCTACGGAGGATTACAACCTGAGATTAGGGATACTCCTTGGAAGTACGGAGAAAGGAACGGAACTCTTCAAGAAAATGGCCGATTATGCAGGGAGGGTCCCCTTTGAGTATGACAAGATCATGGCAAGCGCAACACAGCTATCAGGTATCATGAAAGGCGGCGTTCAGGAAATCAAGGAATGGATGCCTTTGATCGGTGACTTGGCGGCAGTTTCAGGTATGGGAATCCAACAGACCACGGAACAGGTAGCAAGGATGTATTCGGCGGGGGCGGCATCGGCTGATATGTTCAGGGAACGCGGTATTCTTTCTATGTTAGGTTTTCAAGCCGGGGTTAGTTATAGTGTAGAGGAAACCAGACAGAAGCTGATGGATGCTTGGAAAGACCCTGAATCCAGATTTAAGGGAGCAACCGAAAAAATGGCTTCCACCTGGGGCGGTTTGATGTCTATGTTTTCAGATAAATGGTTTCAATTCCGCAATATGGTGATGGAAACAAAGGTTTTTGAAGTGATGAAACAGGGAGCAAAGGGGGTTTTAGATGAGATAGATAAACTTGCCAAAAGCGGAAAGCTCAAACAGTGGGCGCAGGATACGGCGAGCGCAATAGTGAAAACCATTGGTGAGATCGTTAAAGTCATAGGATGGATACCATTGGCTTTTATTTCTGTTAAGGATGCAGTCCATCAAGCAAATGTTGTCATGGCTATATTGGGAAAGACGGCAGTGGATGTGGCGGCAATGACAGCGGCGGTTCTTAATCCAATGGCGGCTGGTAGGATTGCAGCATCTGGGAAAACATTAGGTGAAGCATTAAGAGATGAATTCCCCGCATTGGCTGCATTCCGGGATGAATTGGATAAGATCGCTCAAAGTCAATCAGATGCTTCAGTCGCGACTGATGATTCTAAAGCCAAGTTCGCAAATTGGGGACGGGATATAGAGGCCATTGGTGAGAAGCTCGTTAAGATGGGTGAGAACATCAAGGGCATGAAAGACAAACCCATTGTATCAACCACGGCTGTTGAAAAATTCAAATTGAGTATGGAACAGATTGATGGTGTTTGGGTTGTGACCAAAAAGAAGCTTGAAACACCGGCTGAGATTAAGGCAAAAAATGATGAGGCTATAAAGGAAATCAAGGCCCTTCATACCAAATACAAGGAGATCAAAAGGGCCATTGAATCAAATCCGATAAAACCCAAAGTAGTACCAGGAATGAAAATGAGTCCTGTCGTGCCATTTCGCAAGGGCATAGATAACATGAAAACCATGTTGGAATCCGTGGGCGGTTCATCTGTCCCTGTTACGTTTGATGCAGGGGCAATGGGGGCCTTGATAAGTCAGATCAGGAACACAGCAATCTTGCAGGCGGCGTCAACTCCGTATTCACCGGCGGCGGCAGTTACACCGGAGGGCCGGGGAGCACAGCGGATGCAGTTTGCTCATGTCAGCGAGCTTATGGAAATGCAGATGGAGATGATGAGGATGCAGGTCCAGGGCATGAAATATAGTCTTTTAGAGCAGAGCCGGGGGATACAGGGGAGTACGACAACCGGGCCTGTTTCAATTCACCTACCTTCCAACGTGGCTGATGCAAGCAACGAGGAATTGGCCCGTATGATACGAGATCAGATTGAACGCCTAAACTCCAGGGGTGCGTAGTGGCTGATTCCATAACTATATTTTCCTACAATATACTTGAAGATGGAACCGTGACAGTGACGGGGACGCCTGATACCGGATATCCTGAAGCAAGGCTTTGGGATAGGTCAGGGAATCTTTACTGGAGGGATACAGTTGCGGAGGGGTTAGTTACGGATGGTATGTTTGAGGTGGTGACTAAGGCAACGGCAAAGGGTGTGGCAGGGATAACTAAGGCAAATCCTGGGGTAGTAACATTCGATGCTGCTCATGGGTATATCGATGGAGATATTATCTATTTCTCCGGTCTTACAGAGATGACAGAACTAAATGAGAAATATTGGCAACTTAGAAGTAATGCAGGAGATACATTTGAATTGGCAACTGTTTATGATACCACAAGCCTTGATACCTCAGGATATGGCGCTGCCGAAACTACTGGAGGGAACTGTGCTCAAAAGGTGACATTTACAAATTGGACGCAAGGTACTGGTTGGCACGTTGGAGTTGATGGAGCAGGAGCATTAACAAATACCGCCGCTAAATTTGCAGGGACAGCATCAGATCTTGAACAAGATATATCGGCTGAAGTTGCAATTGTT